CTGCAATTCGCGGAGCCATTCGCGTTGGGCTTCGTTCACGCGGTCAATGGATAGGCGATAAATATCGTAATCGGTCGCGCCGTACTTTGCCCTGCCGTACATCTGCGGGGTCTGCGGCGTGGTGTTGTCCATTATCCGCGTGAAGAACCGGGAAACGGGGCTATTGTTGACCTGGTTGATACCCGTAAACGTGATGCTGTCCACGACACCGAACGTGTTTTTGAAGTGGATGCGGGTCCCGCAATAGTCCGTTACCTCGTACACATAGACCTCTGTGAACGCCGTAAACCCGTCGCCCTCGACATAGCACCCGGCAGTAACGGTATATCCGTCCACGTCGGCAGTAAACGTGCCGCTCGACAGGTCGAAATCGCCCGCTGCTTGCATTGCCCGAAGTTGACGTAAGCCAGTCGGCACTTGGTTCACGCCGTAGGGCACCGCGTCCACAAATAGCGTCCGGGACCATACTTGCGCGCCCGCCGCCGTGTAACCACGGTACAATACTGCCGTTTGCCCGCCGTCCGAAATGCAGTCTTTAGACGATATGAACGAAAGGAAGGCCGCTTCGTCCACGCCGATAAGTTGCCGTTGTGGGCAATTCGTCAGGAACCGCGCCGCCGCCACCGTGTTCGGGTCGAATGCGTTGAGGCTGGTCACTTCGTCGAACTGGGTCGAGGCGTTGATATAGGTCTTTTGGTTGCTTACGTCGGTCAACCCGGCCGCCACTTCGTGGTTGTTGCCGTCGATGCTGTAATACGTCGCTTTACACGTCACCGCCGCGTAGCTATCCACGAGGTCCGATAGCCCATTCCAGCCGTTCAAATCCCCCTGGAAGGCTAATGGCAGCGGCCCGGCGTTGCGTTGCTCACGGGCGAACCAGTCGCGCAATATGGAAGACGCATCCCAGCGAAATTCGCTGGTGTAAAAATCCAGCTGCTCCGCATCGGCCACGAGGTACGCCGTCTGCCCGTTGGCGGCATAGGTCGTGCCGTTGAAGTTGAGCGATATTTTGGCGCGGTACACGCCCGGGTAAAGCGATGCGTCTACCTCAGTCCAAAACGGCTGCGGGTCGCACCCGGCGTTTACTGCATCGGTGGGTTGTAGTGTGTATGCCATAGTTAAAGGCCTTGAAGGGTTTTGACTTGAGTTGCCCGGCTGTTCACCGTGTCGAAAGATTGGAGCGTCAGCACTGGCACCCTGTTGGAAAGTTTGTCCAGGGCCAGTCCCAACAGCTCCATTTGGGCCGTGGATTGCGCGCCGCCGCCTGCCATAGGCGTGACGATGCCGCCTGTGGCCATCAGTGGCACGCCGCCGCCGTACTGGTTAATTGCGGACAATGTGGATAACTTTCCGGGATAGTTTTGCCCGGCTTGAGCCAGCAGGGCGCGTTTGAACGCCGATGTGGATTTCTTGTTGACAACTATGGAAGAGCCGTCCGCCAGCCGTTCGAAGAACTCGCCCCCCTCCACGTTTACGCGCCGACCTGATAGCCGGGTGTTGATACCGCCGCCGGAGTGGGAAGGCCCGACGAAAATACCATGCTCGGCTTTTGGCGCGTCGAAACCGTCGCCAATGCGGCCGCCGAGGGCGAACTCCTGCGCGGCAATTGTAGCGACCTGAATAGCTGTTTGTGCGCCCACCAGCGCGGCCGCAATAAGCGATGCCGGGAACGGTGTCGAGGCGAACGCTTGCGTAATGGCCAGTGCGGCATTCATAATCGCCTGCGCGATGTCGCGTTGCTTTTTCTTCTCGAATGCCTCGCGTTCCAGTTGCTCCCGTTGCGCGGCGAACTCCTCCCGGACCTGCTGCTCGGCTTGAGCGTTGCCTTCCACCAGGGCCAGCTGTTGCGCCTCCTGTTCGTCTAATTGTTCGAGCTGTTTGTCCAGTCGGCGTTGCGCGTTTTCCTCTTCCAACTTAAACAAAGCGTCGGCCGCATCTTCGGCCAGCTTAAAAGCCGCGTCACGTATTTGCGCCCGTATCTTTCCCTTTTCCTCTTCGGTCTTTTTAAAGTCGGCCAAATCCGCGTCGTTGTTGGCTTCGATGCGCTTCCTTAGTTCTTCCAAACCCTTAATCGGCTGGTCCAAATTGGTTTTTGGCAGCTCGATTTCGGGCGATGTGGGGCCTATAACCTTGTCAAGTTCGGCGCGCAATATGGTAAGATTGTCTAATACACTCGCATTAAGCGCGCGAAAATCAACGGGCTTTTTAAATAGTTCTTTAAGGTCCTTTTCAAGCCCGGCGATTTCGCCCCGCAGGCTCTTCTGTTTGCTAATCAGTTCGGACGGCACCAGCGAAGGGTCGCTAAATTTGGCCAGTTCCGCCTCGACCTTTGCCAGTTCGGCGCGCAATGTGGTCAGCGTTTCGGTCTGCTTTTTGGCTTTTTCGGTGGTTTTGTCCACCTGTTCGCCCTTTTGCTTTTCGGTTTCGAGTAGCAAGGCCGCCGCATCCTGTTCCATTTTAGCGGCTTTTGCGGCTTCGTCCGCCGTGTTTTTGGCCGCCGCCGCTTGCTGCTCCTTGACCCGGTTGTAGCCTTGCGCAAACTTTTCCGTAATGCTAAAATTGTCCGCCTGTTGCTGCGCCAATTGCGCGCTCAAACGGTCGGCCTCGGCTGTTATTTCAGCGCCGCCATTAGCCAGCCCAAACGATATGAACGAGGCCGCATCCTTAAAAGCGGCTTGCGTGCGCAGCGAAAATATCTGGATTTTCAGTAGCGCATCTTGAAACGTCTGCCCGATAAACGCGGGGAACGACTTAAACACTTCCGTAACACCAGCCCAAACAGCCGGAATTTCCCGAATGGCGGCCGTAAAAGTTTTTATAGTAAATAAGAACGGCCCTAAAATAAAGCGGTTTAGCTTCAGCGAAAAGTCTGCCCACGCCTGCCCGGCCTCCGATGCGTCGCCAAAGCCGCCCGTTATCTCCCCAATCGCCGCGCCAAGGTCCGAAAACACCGCGCCGACCTCTTGAACGCGCGTAAAAATCGCCTCGATTACGGGCAAAAAGAACTGCCCTATGATCGTTAGCGCGTTGTTGAACTGGTTAGTCAGGTTCTCAATACGGGCCGAAAGCGTGGCCTGCTTTACAGATGCTTGGTCGTAGGCGATATTAGTGCCGCTAATCGCATCGGTCAATTTTGGAAACTCATCCGCGTATTTGGTCAGCGATATGGCCGCATTGATGTTTTCCGTACCGAAAATCGCCGTCAAACCTGCCGTGTCACCCGTTAACTTATTCAGCTCGTTCAACTTTTCGCTCAGCGGCACGGTGGTATCGCGCAACTTTTCCAACGATACGCCGCCGCGCTCGAACGCCGCCAGCGCATCGGCAGATAGTGTTTCTTCGGATGCCGTGCCGATTTTCAAAAGCACGTTCCGCAATGCAGTCCCGGCCTCGCTTCCTTTGATGCTATCTTTTGCCAGTAACTGAATGGCCGCTGTGGTTTCCTCTAACGACACGCCCGTAATTCTGGCCGCGCCGCCAGCCTTTTCCAAAGCCTCGGCCGCTTCCAATGTGGTCGCGCTGCCCTCCTTTTCGCCAGCCGCCAGCGTGTTGATAACGCGGCTTGCCTCGGATGCCTCAAGGCCGAACAGGTTAATGGCCCCGGTAACTACCTTAGCCGCGCCCGCTAAATCGGTTCCGGCAGATTTCGAGAAAACAATTACCTCTTTTGTGACCGCCTGAAGGGCCGCTTGGTTGTCGAGCAATTGCGGGGCCGCGCTGCCCACGATCGTAAACGCATCGGCGATTTCCGTGCCCGTTGAAACGATAGCCGCGCCGCCGGATAGGGCGATGTTTTGCAGCCCCTCGATCCGGTCTTTCAGCGCATCGGCTTCAGCACCGGAAACGCCAAGCGTCGCCGACAATTGCGCGAACGCATCCTCGAACTCCATAGCGTTTTGCACGCCCTTGCCGACCACCAACGCCGCCGCCGCAACACCAGCACTGGCCGCGATTGCTCCGGCGCCCAATCCACCCATTGCCATGCCAGCCGAACCAGCCGCGCCGCTCAATCCCTCCACGCCTGCCGTGGCCGCTTGGATAGGTGCGCCGCCCATACCTTTGAACGCGCCGAACACGTCTTGCAAAGGCGACATAAGGCCTTGCACCTGCCCGACGAAATTACCGAGCGGACCGCCGAGGCCCTGGATGCCCTGCGCGAACTGCCCGAACCCGCCGCCGGGATAGTTACCAACGTTGCGCTGAAACTGGCCCATCGTCGCGTCCAGTTGCTTCAGCTCGTTATCGAGGGCTTGGATGCGCTTTAGGCTTTCAGCACCGCCGGGGCCCTCGCGTTCGGCCTGCGATAACTCCTTATAGGACCGCCGAAGCCGCGCCAGTTCCGCGTCCAGTTTACGATACGAACCCTCGGCAAACGCGGTCGTTTCGCGCGTGGCTTTCTGTTGGTCCCGGATCGTTTCGTTGATTGCCTTTTGCTGCCGACGGTTGTTTTCCAGTTCCCGGTTCAGCTTGACGTATTCCGCCGGGTCGGTAGCCTTGCGCATGTCCTTTTGTAGGCTGGTAGCCTCGCGACGAAGCAGGCCCAGCTGGTCCACGAGGTCGCCGACACCCTCGGCTTCCACCCTAAAGAAAATTACCTGTTCGGCCATAGCTATAAGTTTTTGATTTCGCGATTGAGCTGGGGCGTGAAGTTAGCGGAAATAGACGTAGCCACCGCCGCCGATAGAACATTCCCGATGTCAGTTAACACATCTGAAAATGCGGTTTCCACGGCACCCGTCCGTTTGCCGTTGTTGCTGAAGCGGAACGCGCCGGGCGTGGGCGACCCATACTTGACTTGGTTCACGGCGACGGCGAACGCCGCCCCGCGCGCCTGCTTATCGTCCAAGCCCTTCGATTTCCACCATTGATACAGCCCGGCCACCTGTGCCCCGGCAACGCGCGTGTGCGTGGTTTTGCGGTTGACGTAGTCGAGATAGTCCAGCCCGGACACCTCCCCGACGATTTTTGCGCCTTCCGTTCGGATGTCCACAACAAACGACGCCGCCAGCCGCCCGGTATTGCGGTGGCCTTGCGCCTCAAGCTCTTGGATGAGCGACCGCGTGGCCCCTTGCAGGGCAGCGTCCAGGGCTTCGATATAGTCGGAGGCTAAGTTCATTGTTCGGCGGGTTGTTCGGTCAGGTCGTCTGGCGGCGCGGGCGTAGGCGGATACATCGCATTCCACCACCGGGAAAACTCGGCTTCGTCGTCGAATAGCCAGAGCGTTGTGCCGTCAAACAGCGTTGGGCGCGGGGGCACAATAGGCGTTACAGGCTGCCCATTAGGGCCGTGGGGTATTGCGGTCATTGCTCGGTCAGAATTATGAAGTTAGAAGTAACCGTGTCGGCCGCGTTGGCCAGCGCACATGCCGTGAAAAAGTACTGGTCAACCGTCCAGTTGATGTTCAGCGACGATACCGCCGTGGCCGTGAGGACGGTGTCCGATGGGACGGTCGATGCCGTGCTGGTCATTTGGGTATTGGTGGCCGAAATGACGTTCAGGCTGCGTTCCGCTTGAAAGAACGCCGTGGCCGCCGCCGCGTTCTGCTGAACAACCTGCTGGGCACCGGTCAAGTTTACGGAGGTATTGAGGTACAAACGGAACGTTGCCGCGCCTGCCGTGCCGGATTTTACGCCACGAAAGAGGATGTGGACAACCGTGCCCGGGGCGTATGTGCCAGCGGGCACCCGGAGCGATTGCAGGATCGTGTTGGCCGTGGTGCCCGTGACCGATTGCAGCGCGCTATTTTTGAGGAGCAGCGGGGTGGCTGGTAGGTCGCGGAACTCACCAAACCCGCCTGCCGTCCACGTCATTACTTGCCCGGTCGCCTCGGTGTTGGTCTCGTTCATGTTGTGCAGGTCGTCGAAGCCGATAGCCTCGCCGACCCGAACAAAGATTTTGCCGTGATTCTGGTGCGCATATTCGACGTAACCGACCGATACCTTGAAGTTTGGAGCCGACGGCCGCACGTTTGTAAGCCCGCCCGGCGTGGTGGCCGACAACCAAAGTTCGTCGCCGTCGTTCCACGTCTGGCCCTGCAGGGATCCAGTGGTGTTGATTTCGCGCACCTGCCCCACCAGCGTAATGAAGCCCTCTTGGTTGTTGGCGATATTTTCCGTGACCACGCCGAGCGTGCCCCGTGCATTTAGGGCCGTGTCGGCTTGAGCAAAGTCCACCGCCAGCCGCTGCCCTTGCGCATCGTCCACGCGCACGACGGCATAGCCCGCTTCCGTTAGGTTCGTGCCCGTCTTATTGACCACGCGGCTAACAATTTCTTGCCCTATTTGAAGCGTTACGCCTCCACCCTTAAGCCCGAGGTCGAGCGTGCCGTCGGTATCGTTCCATTGCATTCGCGCCACGGCCCCGGCGTTTGCGGGCGTGGTGTCGAAATCAATGGAGCCGACGTTTGTGAGGTCGTTCTGGTCCATGTTGATGTCCAAACACGCCGTGTTGCCGACCGTCAGGATATCACATAAAGGCACCGTTGGCCCCGGAGGTCCAGGGGGGCCGGGGTCGCCTTGAGGACCTTGCGGGCCGGGGTCGCCCTGAATGCCCTGCGGCCCCTCCGGTATCTCAAAATCAAACACCGCATCGGTAGCCGTGCCCACGTTCGTCACCGTCGCCGGGTCGCCGTTGGGCACCGTTGTAACCGTCCCGACCTCAATCGTGGCCGCGTCGCCCGGTTCGCCCTGCGGACCCTGGGGGCCAGTTATATCGGCCAGCGCAACCAAGTTTATCCAGTCAACCTCGCCGACATATCGGTATTGGATATAGGTCCCATCGTTGCGGATTTCGATTTCGCGGCAGCATGGCGGATAACTCGGCGGGTCAACTTGAGCGGGTGCCGAATAATCGCCGCACGGGGCCATAAGCGGAACCTCAAAGCGGAAGGATGCGCCCACATGCCGCTGCACGGTTCCGTTCGTGAGCGGGGTCACGGTGACGGCAGTGAATGGCGGGATGTAACGGTCAAGCGGCACGCCGTTGATTGTCGTAGCCCGGGCCACGCTCAGCGTGTTGTAACCTATTTGAATGCAGTCGGCGACGATCTGGTCAACCGTGCGCGGTGCCGTCTGACTGGTCGCGTCATACGGCAGAATAACATCAAGCACCGACATAGCGAACGCCAGGCGGTACTGCTGCATAGTGCCGGACCCTTGCGTCACTTCCATAAGCACCAGCGGATGGGCCAGCGTCAATTCGGAACCCGCGTAACCGCTCTCGGCAAACGGGCGCGAAAAGAACGTGCCCGCCTCCGCATCCACTTGCGTTTTTCCGCCATTGTTCGATTGCAGTTCCGACGCAAAATTCACGGTTGCAAAGGTGTTGGGCCGGAGGTTTTGCCCCTCAAGATAGAGCGGAGCGTTCTCAACGGCCAGCGCAAAGGCCCGGTAAATGTCAATTATCGTCATGGGTATTCGGTTGCGATTGCGATTTGGATAGCGTCAAAGAACGGCGCGTCGAGCATTACCCGCCACGTTTGCCACGCCCCGGTTTTCCAGAGCCGCCCATAGATGGAGAGGTGCCGCCCTTTGCCGTCTTCGTGCCTTTCCCGCCAGTTGCGGACCCGGATTTGGTCGGGGCTTTCTTTGAAGCTGGGGGCGCGGGGTGGCTTGAACCAGTTGCCGAAGATTGGATCGTCGGCAAGGCTATTGAGGTAAGAAAAAAAAAGTTGCGAATATCGAGGGCTACCGACAGCGGCATGTGTTCCACCTCCTTAATCCGCTCCGCGTGCCAATGGTCGAACGCTTCTTGACTGGTCGGCAAAGCTTCGTCCGCGCTTTTTCGGAGGAACAGGGCCATCTGGGCGAGAAAAATCCGCGTCGGCGTGACAT